TCTTTTTCATTTTGCCACCTGCTGCGTAGCCTTTCTTTTTCATCTTTCCGCCACCTGCGTAACCTTTTTTCTTCATCATGCCACCTCCAGCTTTCTTTTTAAATTTTTCGGCTTCTTTTTTAGTCACCTTTTTAGGAGCATACTTATTGGCATACTCTCTCAAAGACAACCCTGTTCTATCCAAGTCAGCTTTAGTTACAGCTAATTTTTTAACACCATTCTTGTCGAAAAAATATAGCTGACCTGCTTTTTTTGCTGCTGCTATGCTTCTTGGCTTTCCTGCTAATGGGTCTTTTTTAGTTTTCTTAGCTGCCTGATTATTAGATAAAGCCTGTCTTTGAGCCTCACTAAGACCAGCACTTCTTGCTGCTGTTCCTACAGTTAAACCCTTTGGTTCTTTTGCTTTGGTTGGCTTGTCTTCTTTTCTTATTTTTGATCCTGGGGATGGCTTCGAATCACCTTGAAGTCTTTTACTGAGACCTGTTTGTTTTGGAAGTGGTCTAGATTCTTTTCTTACTTTAGAGCCTACACTAGTTTTTGTTTCACCTTCTTTAGGAGCAAAAGGCGCACGATCTTTTGTTTTATTTATTTCTTTTGCTCTTTCTCTACTCTCTTTGAGTTTTTTTGCTCTTTCGGATGTTCCTGCCATAATGACCTCTAGTTTTGTTTAGGTTAATACTATGTTACTATTTGAGTCTATTATTTTTTTTCTTATACTTTTTCTTCTTAGGTTTTACAAACTTCTTCTTACCTCTAACCAGTTGTGATTTCATACTGGCTCTAGAGATTGTCATCGTACTTTAAATCCTGACAAACTCGCTGAACCTGATCTAGCTAAACCACCACCACGCATTTTAGTCATTCTTTTTTTCATTTCTTCTGCTTTTCTACCAACAAATCCTTGTCTTTTCTTTGGTAGGGTTTTTCTTGATTTGTTTTTATCTGCTATTGGAGACAATCCAAAAGCTCTGCTTTTGTAAGCGTCCTTTCCGTATTTCTTAGCCAAGTCTTGATCGATATCAAATTTCTTTTGCATTTTAGACGTAAGTTCTGCCATCTCTTTTCTAAACTGAGCTGAACCTGCTGTTCCACGACCAGTAAACTTCTTCCTAAGTCTTAGCCTTTCATCCATAAGATCGGATTGTAAATTAGCTCTACTTCTTTCTCTAGCTTGTACCTCTCTACTCATTTTAGGTGGCTTGGCTTTTGGCTTAAGTCCAGCTTTTTTAGGTTTTTTAATAATCCTATCTACAGGACCGCCTACTTTTTTACCCTCTATTCCACCAAGTTTTTTTGTAAATCCTACGATTGAACCTGATATTGTTTTAGGCATTTTGCCAGTTTTTAGGAACTCATTTCTCTTTTTTGTTACACCTGCTTTTGTGCCAAAACCAAAGTTTTTCATCTTCAGTCTGCTATCTATCCTGCCTATAGCCTTATCTCTTTGTTTAGAAAGTTTTGCTTTTTTTATAGGGTCATCCATTCCAGATATTCTTTTATCTAGCTCTTTTACTTTTTTTCTGATGACATTTAAGCCTATCATTCTTTTCTTATAAAGTTCTTCTGCCATTAGTAATACTCCACTGGTCTTCTGTATTTTGGTTCGTCATCCCAATCATCTTTTTCTGCTCTGACCCAACCCCCTTGACGAAATCTTAGAAGGGCTTGTGTCGTACTATCTACAAGGTCGTCATGTTCACCTGTGGGAAACGAGGCACATTCTTCAATAACCTCATCTGCCCATCTTGATGGATAGTACCATATACTGCCACTAGAAAACAAGTCTGTAACTGCGTTGACCCTTGCTATTTTATCGTTGCCCCTAGTGGGCGTGAAGTCTGTAACAGGTATTCCCATCTGCCGAAGTTCAAATACCAAAGGCGCACCCGATGCTTTTGCTTCTACAATCATCTGATCTGGCTCAAACTCCCAGTATTTATCGTATGCAGCCCGTTTTAACTCTGGAAACTCTAGTTTTTCCTTAAATGCATCCAAAAGAATCAGGTGAGGACGGCTTTGATCCACATCTTGGTGGTGATAGAAAACGCCCCATGTGGTACAGGCACTATAATCGCTTCTCTGTGTCTTTAAAAATGCTGTATCCCAAGATTGTATGATGCATTCACAGGGTGGTGGGTCTGATTCGGTCCATTCGTTCCACCATTCACGCTTAATTAACGCTCCTTCTTCTGATGTAGGGTCTTGTTGGTACTGTGCGTTCCATTTTGCGACAGGAAGTTCAGCTTTTAGGCTCTCTAATTCCTCTAATGCCCAAAATTCACCCCATAAAGGGTTACCAGAGGGCATAATTGCAGGTAATTGTATCAGTTCCCAGTCGTCTGCACCCTCTCTTTCTTGCATAACCTTCAATAATTGACCTGTAAGGTCTCTTTTCGACCATCTGGTCATCACAAGTATGATCGCTCCTCCAGGCTGTAGACGCTGCCTTGGACCTGATGTGTACCATTCGTATACTTTGTCGTATACATCGGGGTTGTACTGCCCTAATTGAGCCTCCTGTTCTGAATGTGGGTCATCTATTATGAGAATATCCGCACCTTTACCTGTTACAGCACCACCAACACCAATAGCAAAGTAGTCACCACGCTTGTTTGTGTTCCATCTACCTGCTGCTTTACTGTCTGTTGAGAGTTCTATGCCCTTAAAAATCTTTTGATAGTCTTCTGACTGTATAAGGTTACGCACCTTTCTACCAAAACCCACTGCCAACTCTGCGGTGTGGGCTGTTTGGATTACCTTTTTATCTGGATACTGCCCCAAGAACCATGCAGGAAACAAAAACGATGCAAATTCTGACTTTGTATGACGGGGTGGCATATTTATTATCAATCTTTTTAGCTCGCCACGAGCAACTTTTTCAAAGGCTTCTGCCATGATCTCATGGTGGGGTCCTCCAACAAAGGATGACCACATCATTCTGACAAATGTTAAGAAGTCTGTTTTTGAGTCTTCTTTCTTTTTGGCTTCTTCGTATGATTCTAAAAGTTTTAAGAGTTCTTTTTGCTGATCCGTGGGTAGGGTGGATAGCTTACCTTTGATATCTTTTAGCTCTAGGTTCATTGTTTCTTTCTGTTTCGCCTAGCAGATACAACTCTAAGGTTTGTCTTCTTGTTGTTTCTTGGGTTTCCATCACGATGATCGATATGTTTTTTGTCACCCTTCTTTACTGTTCCCTTCTTCAGGGCTGCCCTTCTGTTTTTATTTCGCAAGGCTCGCTCTTGCTTCATCTTTTTAGATGCGTGATACTTTCTGTACTCACTCATTTAAAACTTTTTAGCATTGCAACTAAACCTCCCATATTGTAACCACGCTCTTTTCTAAGAGCATCACGAGCAGATTTTTCTATACTTGATCTTATCTTTTGCCCAAACTCATTATACTCCGAGTCTGGTTCTTTGTATCCTGGCATCTTTATTAATTTATCTAACATACTCACATAACGCTCTTCCCTTTGCAAAGCCTCGTTAACATTTTTCGTTTCAGGATCATCATACTCAGTGTATGATGGCAATTTATATCCTAAAGCTCTAAGTAAGTCTAAACCGTAATGCGTAAGCTCATGCCTAGTTGTTCTCTCAAAAGGCATAATTTCTTTTGCTTCTTGCATATCTTCTTTAGTCGGCATTGTGCCTTCTTTTCTTCTTCTTTCTAGACTTCTATCTACGTCTTTTATTCCTAATTTTTCCAGTAATCTTTCAAAATATCCTGGCTTAAACTTAGTACCTTCTTTAGTTGCCCCCCTAAGAGCTTCTTTTGAGAATATGTTTCTCACAGTTCGCACAGGCTTGCCTTTACTCATACCTTCTATAACTTCTTGCTTATATACAGTTGGTTGTTGTATAAATATTTCTGGAAGGTTTGGGTCTTTTGATCTTACTCCAGAGTAATCCCTTTTAGCACTTTCTGTTGGAAGGTATAAGCCACGCATATTTGTATCAGAGGCTGACGTTACCTTTAAATAGTTATTGATTACCTCATCTAATCTTTTTTCAGAATCAGATTTTTCCACGCCTTTCTTTCTTGGAAGTATGTATTTTAGAACCTGCCCATAGTCACCGCCAGTGAGTTGCTCTATTCTTCTCAGGGCAAGTTCTGCAACAGGGTCATCTTTTATGCCACCACGATTCTCAAGTTCTGCCCTAAACTCAATATCGCCTAAACTGTATGGCTGACTATAAGGATCAATGCCAGAGGGACGGGTGGGAGGTAGCTTAACGGATTTTAACGCACCTGATTTTCTTTTCGCCATTTTTTTCTTTACATCCTTTCCCTTTACGGTATACCGTTATAATACGGTATACCTCTTAACGGTATACCTAAACTATAAAACTCTTTTACGGTATACCTATTATGGAAATCACACTACCCATACTCTGGAACTTTATACTGACTTTAGTTATAGCACCAATAGCGTGGTATATCAAATCCCAAAGTGATGAACTCAAAAGAGTTCAGATACTTCTCAATAAAACACGAGAACAATACGTTCACAAGAACGACCATAAAGATGACATCGATAGAGTGGTTGAACACCTAGTAAGACTAGAACAGAAGCTAGATAGCCTCATAGCCCAAAAATAAGCGTCACTCAGAGGGCAGTGAACCCAAATACAACAGAAAGTACCACCAAACCATTAGACCCTCTATATCGCCTTCTACAAGCCTTTCCATAATATACGAAAATAACACACTAAAGATAACCCATTCGCTTACCTTGAAGCGTTTTAGGAAATCTGTATCATTTTTCATGTGGAATACTATACATATGTCGTGCCTAGCGTGTCGCTTGTCATCGGGGGGTGGGGGTAGGTGGGGTTAATCTCCTAACAGTAATCGTATCTTATCGTCTAACTCTTTCTTAATTTGCTCTGACGATTTAGATTCATCCTCTATTACATGGTTATTCGAAAAGAGATTTACCTCTCTGATCTTTCCAAGCAGTTCTAATGCTCTGACTCTGCTTGTAGGACTCCCGTTTTCGAAATCTCGACTCTCCTGTTCGAGAGCTGTAATTATTTTGTCTCTTCGTCCGAGCGATTGCGTTAAACGAGTCTCCTCTAGTTGTCGTTTTCGCTCCTCATAAAATGGGGAAAAATTGGGGCTATGAAATAATAGATGTGCTTCTTTCCTAATATTCGCATCACTCATCTTTTTACAGTCATACGCAGATTTATATGCCGCTGTATAAGTGTGTGCGTTTTCTACTCCTATTCCCAAAATTAAATCCAAAAATTTAGACTGCTTGGCAGTCAGGCGAGTCCTGGCACGACCTTTGCCTTTCACTAATCTCAATTTTGTCATTTTCCTACCTCTCAAATAAAAGTTCACTTGAACTTTTTTTATATTAAAAAAATACAACTTTTTTTTTGTACTACTCTTGAAATATCAAAATTAATACCTATATATAATATATAACAAATTAATTAATATAAATAAATGGAGTGATTAAATGACTAAATTAAATATATCAATATCTAAGACTACTACTGATAACATTGCTACTTTTCTTAAAGATATCTCTAGAGAAGATGCAAACAGAGCCGATGCTACCGCAGGTATAAATCTTGCCAATATCGGAATCTACTGCGAGACCATAGCAATTTTTAATGCCTACCCTAAAAACAAAATTTCTGTTGCTGATATGAAAGTTCTTAAAACTTCTTTACAAGATGCGGGAATGACCGAGGGAAACGCAAAGCGAAAAGCTGAGAAGACTCAATGGGCATTTAGAGCATTGCGTAAAGATGGCAAATTGCCTACTCAGGCAACTCCTGAAATGGTGCGAACAATTTTGAATGAAGACTATGAAGTTTTTTCTGAAGCAAAATTGACTTCTGTTTTTAATCCTAAAAAACCTCTTTCAAAAGCTGAGACCATTATCAAGCAAATTTTCGGAGAAGCAAAAGCTGACGGCAATGGTGTAAAAGGTGGTCTTGATGCTAGTGATTTTGCTGAGTTTGTTACCCTTTACGATGCTGAAAAGATCGCTAGAGAAATCAGGGTAAAAGCTGAAGCTGAAGCACAAGCACAAAAAGATGCTGAAGTTGTAGCACAAGATGAAACTGCTGAAGCTATGGATGAATTGGTAGGGGATGATATGACCTCTGACGATATCCCTAATGCTCAAGCTGATATGGATAACAATCCATTTAATGCCACCATGCAGTAAAGAAAAACCTTTAGGGGATGGGAAAGTTCACTTGAACTTTTTCATCCCTTTGTGGATTTGCTTTAGATATTTTTTTATTTTTTTAAAAACTTATCATCAGCTTATCATCGACTCGCACCTCTGATTGTAGTGTGCAACTTGTAGTGATCAACTAGTATAGTAGTATCTAACTTAGTTCATAATAAATAGGAGTGAAACATGAACATAATGAAAATGTCAGATGCCAAGGCATCATTAATATCCGTGCTAGATTATAACGATAGTCTAGCTGATAACCATCAAGACGCAGATAAGATCGTGCCTTACATCGTAGGTCAGGCAGGTCTAGGCAAAACGTCCATCGTGCAACAAGCTTGCCAGGAATCTAATCGTGGTCTCGTAATGCTATCGCTAGCACAGTTAGACCCTACCGAACTCGGAGGTATTCGCATACCATCTGAAGATCGTAAATCTGTGAACGTCACTAAACCTGATTGGTTTGTCGAGGTCGAGAAACAAAATAGTTCAAGTGAACTTAATGGAGGTGTAGTATTTTGTGACGAGTTAGCACAAGCACCTATCTCAGTTCTCAATACTGCAAGGCAGTTAATCAACGAGGGTCGAGTTGGACAATGGCATTTACCTAAAGGTTGGCATGTCGTATCGGCAGGCAATCGATTATCTGACAAGGCAGGAGTTAACCGACTCCCTAGCCATATGAAAGATTTCTTTCTTTCCTTCCCTTCTCCTCTT